GTTTTTGCCAACACCACAGCAAATCCTCAGACCATGTTTTTTTCTGTTGCTGGAGACTTCACAGATTTTGCCATAGGAGTGTTGGACGACTCGGCCCTGGTGTACACGATCGGAAGTAACCAGGTTAACGTGATCCGATACCTGACCAGCTCCCGGCAGCTCTTGGTTGGAACGTCAGGCGGTGAGTTTGTGGTACGCGCAGGATCAGTTGATGCACCGATCAGCCCAACAAATACGCAGATCAAGCGCCAGGCTAGTTATGGCTCTGCTGACATACAGCCGATCACTGTTGCTAACGTGGCCTTGTTTGTACAACGCGCGGGGCGTAAGTTGCGAGAGCTGACCTACAATTTTGATACTGATTCCTATATCGCGCCTGACATGACCTTACTTGCGGAACACATCACAGAGGGCTTGATCAAAGAGATGGCGTTTCAGCAAGAGCCAGATAATGTTGTTTGGTGCATCCTGCAAAACGGTAAGTTTGTTGGCATGACCTATAGAAGAGAAGAAGAAGTTGTCGCATGGCACGAGCACATCTTTGGTGGTGTTAGCGGAGCTTGTACAATTACGGTTACAGATTTTGCGAACATAGCAGTCGGAACTACGCTGACTTTTACAAAGTCTGATGGAAATACGGTAACATTTACATCTGAAGCTTCTAGCGGTGAATCTCCCTCTTCATCGCTGGGCTTCAGGCCCAATGAGTCGAACGACACCACAGCAGATAATATTTTCACAGCGGTCAACGCCCATGCTGATTTTACTGTAGCGAATCCCGCTGCAAATGTGGTCACGATTGAGGAAACGCAAAGAGCAGGGTCTGGATTCCTCTCTGTTGTCAGCACCGATACCACTCGGCTGGCAACGACAGATCAAAGCTTTGCTCTGGCAGAATCAGTTGCAGTGATTCCATCTGAAACTACTGAGGATGAGGTCTATGTCTTGGTTAATCGCACGATCAATGGCTCGACTAAAAGATATGTTGAGCGTATGAAACCGATTGAGTTTGGAGCAGATATTGAGAACGCGTTCTTTGTTGATAGTGGCTTGACCTACTCTGGGAGCGCAGCAACGACGATCAGTGGGTTGAATCACCTGGAAGGGGAGAATGTTCGGATCATTGCGAATGGGTCAACCCATCCTGACAAGCTTGTAAGCAGTGGTGCAATCACGCTTGATCGCTCAACAACAAAAGCCCATATCGGATTATCCTACGAGTCAACATTGCAGACGATGCGAGTCGAGGCTGGAGGAACGGAAGGAACTTCTCAGGGTAAGACAAAGCGCATACGAGATCTAACACTGCGTGTCTTGAACTCGGTTGGTGCGAAGGTCGGACCAGATGAGAGCAATCTTGAACTGATTCCTTTTCGGGACAGCTCAATGAGTATGAACGAGGCGGTTCCTCTGTTCACAGGGGATAAAGACATTGAGTTTCCATCAGGGTATGATTCGGATGGGTTTATTGTGGTGAAGCAGGATCAAGCACTGCCCTTGACAATCCTATCAATCTTCCCACGTTTACAGACGTTTGATAGGTAAAATATGTCGCTTCCATTTATTGCAGCTGGTGTCGGTCTCTCGCTTCTAGGGGCGCAAGCCCAGGCGCGGAATATTGAAAAAGTTGGTGGCTTCAACGCTGCTATCAGCGACCGAAATGCGAGAGCTGCACAACAAGCAGCGGAACAAGAAAAGTTTTTTGGTGAGCTTGACGCTGTTGATTTTCGCACTCAATACAAAAAACTGGCTGCGAAACAGCAGACCGCCTTGATCAGATCAGGTTTTGATGTCGATTCAGGAACATCCCTTCAAATCAAATTAGCCAGCGCGAACAATGCAGATAAAACTTTACAGCAGATCAGCATCAACGCAGCAAGACGAGCATCTGATCAAAACGAGAGAGCGATCAATGCGACCTTGCGCGGGCAAGTGACTCGGCTTGAGGCGAAGGCCCAGGCGTCGAATGTAAGAGTGAGCTCAGTCATCCAGGCTGGTACAACCCTAGCGGCGGCGGTGGAGTAATGAAAGTCCCTCTGTATGATGAAACAATAAGGCGACAGACCGGAGGCACTGGCGGCGCGTTGACGGTACAAGCCTCTGCTCAAGCTCTTGCTGGTGAGAATCCTTTACAAAGCCTGGGCGATGCTCTGGTTGAGTTCGGCTTTGAGAAGGCTCGAATAAAAAACGAATCTCAAGCAGCAAACTCTGTCACAGCCGCTGAGCAGGATATGCAGACTGTCTTAGATAAAGTTAATCGACTCCCGGTTGACTCCGTAACCGAGACAACAGTTCTTGAGGATTTAGATAAGGTCGTCAACAGTTATTTGGGCGGGAAGATAAACACGGTTACAAACAAGCCCTTTTTAGAGAGCAAGACATCAAAACAACTTTTTGTTACATCGGTGCAAAAGTCTCTCTCTAGGTTCAAGCTTGGGTTTCGCCAAAGTCACGGTGCAAAAGTTCTTGCTGTTGCAAAAGAAAAAACAATCCGGGGCATCACAACGGATGTTAATGAAATAATCGCAACTGATAATCAGCAAGATGGGCTCGAAAAGCTGAACGCATTGATTACCACTGCAACCACCGAAGTCACAGATGAGCGTGGTCGACCCTCTGTAAAGTATTTAGGCACAATCCCAAACGCGTTGTCGAATGGATACTTAGATGTCAAAGAATCTATAGAAGTTTCTGAAAGTGCGCTGAAAAACATTGTCACTGGAAGGACTCGGAAACTTCTTTTTGAAGAAAGCGGCGTCTTGAAAACGGAGCCTGAAGATGTGGTTAAAGCGCTTAGGCTAGGAGCCTTGGAAGATGACGTTGTACTTAAAGCATTCAGTCTTCTCGACGAAGATGCCAGAGCAAACATCCTCACCAACTTACTCAATGAAGCAAGTCAGCTTGAAGATGAAAAGTTCCAGGCAGAACAGGCCAAAGAAAATCAGACTAAAGCAGAAAACGATAAGCTAAAGAGACAGATCATTAACTATGATCCAAATGACGAAGACAGTGTTGCGGGGGCTGTTTTCGCATTTGAAAAACTGCGTAGAAAAAATGGGTTTGCAACAGTGGCAGAAAGAAATTCGTTTGAGGATCTTCTCAATCCTGATGACGATACGGGCAACGATAAAAGCAGCCCAGCAGCCTACACCGCGCTAACAAAATTAGACGCCGATAATCAGCTGACCCTTGACGCTATCAATGGGTTTTATACATCAGGTCAGTTAACCAATGCTGACTACAAACATTTTATGAAAGCTTTCGTTGGAGAGATCGCTGACGGCAGAAGAAACGCTGAAAAAATTATCAAGCAATCTGTAAACTTTGATGTGGCTGCTGCCAATTTGTCCGACACTAATGAACTGAAAACAAGACTCGCATCAGATGCATTAATCAAGCTTGATCAATGGGCAAACACAGTAGCAGACCCAGCTGACTCAGAGAGCGGCGGGCAGGGCAAGGGATATCAAGCGTATCGGAGATATGCAGAAAAATTATCGGCAGAGCTTGAGAAAGATGTCCTAGATGAAGTGAAGAAGAAATTTGATTCATTTGTAACAAATTTTGCCGCATTAGCGTCTAAGTTTTCCGAGTCGCCAATGTTTCAAGGAATTCAACTTGATCTCAACACTGGCAATAGAAGACAGGCTATTAGCGACTACCTAAACAGAATAAAGGCAGTTCCAGGTGGCGAAAAAAAATTGAGAGACTCTTTTGGAATCAAAGCCCAAGTTGAGGTTTTCTTGCAAAACTATGCGTCGGAAGAAGGCTTGAAATGATGGAAGAAGATTACGTTTCAGAATCATTTGGGCTTTACGAAGATCAGGAGTTGATCGATGCCCTAGGTATGGGACGTACCCCTGGGCAGTCTCTTGCACCCCTTGTTAGCGAGGAAGCGGCGCAACAAGAAAGCGCGTTGGTATCTACTGCACGGGGTGTAGCGGGTGGCGTCAGAGATGCAGCTCAAGGTTTCATTGATTTCACCGGAGAGGCAGGAGAGGTTCTGCAAGACAAGATGCCACTTGGTTATGTGATTATCCGAGATGGCAACTTGGAGTTTTCTAGTCAACGTCCAGAAAACATGAGTGAAATAAGATTGCCTCAGATCGAGTCTGGGAACACGGTCTCAGAGGGCTTGGTCAGAGGTTTATCACAGTTTGTCACCGGGATGGCTATCTCTCCGGTAGGTAAGGCTGGCGCACCTTTTCAGTTTATCAAACGAGCTGCTTTTGCAGAAACTCTGTTCGACCCGGAGGATGGCAATCTGGCGACCCTGATGAAAGACCTAGGAGTAGATAACGATTTTATCAATCTGCTTGATTCCAGGGTGGGTGAGGACGCAGACGCAGCGGAGAGGTTGAAAGCTAGGCTCAAGCAAGCAGCTACCGGGACGATTGAGGGCGCAGTGCTTGATGGTGTAGTGGCTGCCACTCGGGCTGCCCGAAGTGATGAAGGGTTCAAGCAGACTATTAAGAATTATTTTAAAGAGGTTGGAAAGGCTGCTGATGCGAGGCTAGCGGCTGATAAGGGTAGCACTACCTTAACGATGGGATTCGACCCAACAAAGGTTGTTGATCAAGGTTTGGCAAAATTAGCCCCAAACAAGGTCGTAAAATTAGATCCTCAAAAAAATCAAAAAGAAGCAAAACCAAGAGATGAAAGCTCAGGCCATGCGGCTGATTATGTCCCCCCACAGTTTGGGCCACCAGCACATAAAATGAATATGCAATTAGACGAGGAATTCAATCCTGATGGTTATCTAACTTTTTCAGCAGATGTAGGAGATAATTATCAAAACCTTAAGTTCTTTATTTCATCAGTACGAGGCAGCACTGAATTCGATGAGGAAGTGGCTTTTTATAGAAAATTATTTGAAATCAAAGACAACCCTGACGCGGAAATCACTGTATATCGAGCTAGCCCAACTGATGATCTAAGATATGGAGATCTTGTAACGCCTATCAAATCTGACGCTGATTATTATGTAGAACAAAGCAAAATTACTAGAGATGACATAATAAAAGCAGAAAGGAAATCAAGGCTTGAAAGTGATGAGCCAGTTGACCTGGGGCAAGAAAAAATTATAAGGGCTATGGATAGCATCATGGAATTGTTTCCTGATGACACAACGCCATCAAAAGTCTTCTCATATAAGGTAAAAGCTAAAGATATTAGATGGGACGGTAACAATGGCCTAATAAGATGGGGTTATTTTCCCGAAGGTAAGATAGAAACTATCTCAAAAGAGAAGGGGCAGGGCAATGACGCCGACTGAGCAAGCCGCCAAAGCAGCACAGCTTGGTGGGGTCACTGAGTTCGCTGACACTAACCCGAAGTCACTTGATGGTGTCCAGGTTGCTGGCGGCTTAAGTGTTCTTAGAAAAGCTCTTAGAGAGGCAGAGATTGAGAAACAAGTCAGCAAGCCACCCGAAGACAGACCACCGGCCAGAGTTCCGACCCCCTCTGAGCAGGAGCTTGTTGAAACAGGAGAATATTCTGCAAGGCAGGAGGAGGCGAAAAGAGCGTTAAGCCCAGCGGGTAGGCAAAGACTTGAGGAAGCTGGTGGTGAAACAGGCATAGCTCTTCAAATACCAGGAGAACAGCTTGATCTCGACCAGGATGGTTTGGATGCGGCCCAGCCTAAGCCTGAACCATCTGTTGCTGAACAACGTGCTGAGCTGATCAACAAGCGCGGTCAGAATGCTATTACTAGCCAAAAAGATGCGCTGGTTCCAGAAGGTGACGCAAAAGATCTGTTGGAGATTTACAGCCAGCGAGGAGTCATCGTATCTTCAGACGAGGGCATCGATTTCAACTTTGAAAACATTGAGACTACAGAAGATGTGAACAACGTGATCAACGCGACGAGCTTGATTTATGAGTCCCCTCAAGAAGCGGCGAAACGTGGAGTGCAAACCAACGTCCAAACTCTTGACCAGGCAGCAGACGAGCTAGCTGATGAAATTGGGTTTACAAGAAGAATACTTAGAAAGAAAGTCGGCACAACGCTTAACGCGGCGGAGATGGTTGCGCTCAGAAATATTCTTGTTAAATCTGGTGATCGTGTTGCAAAGATTGCTCAAGAGATCGTTGATGGAGACAACAGCGATCTAAAGCTTGTAGAGCTAAGGCAAGCAATGGGGTTGCACGCTGCATTGCAGATGAAAGCGAAAGCAAACCAAACAGAGATTGCACGAGCTTTGCAGTCCTTCAAGATTCCTGTCGGCACTGAAGATATTGCGAAGGCAGCCGCTGAAGCCCTTGTTGATACTGGTGGGAAGGATGCAGCTATCGCTTTAGCTAGAGGATTCTTAGATATAAGACAAAAAAGTGGTAACGCTGCCGCAAATCAGTTTGTATCTCAGGCGGCATTTAAAGGTCTAGGTGGCGTATATCACGAGATATACATCAACGGACTGCTGTCCTGGTTCCCTACCCACTTTAAAAATACGCTCTCAACTCCGCTTTTTATTGCGTACGACACTCTTTCTGATTTGGCTGGCGCGAGCTATGGCACTTTGGCAAGAGGGCTTTCCCGCAACCCTGATCCGACAGGGATTCACTTTGAGGATATCGCCGCAAGACACTTGGGGATGATAGAGGGCATGAAGGATGCCTGGATTATTGCTGGAAAAGTATTTAGAACAGAGATGCCAACCGGGTCGTCAAAGGCAGAGGCTGCGAATTATCGGGCAATTACGAAAGAAAAAATATTTTTCAACGGCAAATCTGCTGAAGAGATGCCGCTGGTTGGTGAGTTTATCGATCATCTAGGCCGAATCATCCGCGTTCCTGGCAGACTGTTACAAGCGCAGGATGAGTTTTGGGCTGCTATGTTAGCGCGAGGCACGCTGTACGAAGAGTCTGTTCGTCAAATTAGACTTAGCAAGTCTCTTGGCAAAACAGGCGAGGACGCTCTGGATGACGGGCTTATGGTCATGATCGACCCAAATTATTCAAGTGAGGCGATCGATCACAAGAGAAAATATATTACCTTGACTCAAGATGTTGGGGCAGACCCGCAAAGCTCCGCAGGAGAAAAGCTTGTTGGAAGAGGGACGCGATTTATCCAAAGATTCCCCCTGGTGGGGCGCTATCTTGTTCCGTTTGGCAGAGTGCCGACTAACACCGCCCTGATTGTTGCTCAGAATCATCCTGTGATACAGCTCGCAAACCCCAGGGCTTTAGCTGATTTAGCAGGAAAAAATGGAGCAAAGGCAAGGGATCGTGCGGCTGGGAAACTGACTTTGGCTATCGGAACAAACGCGATATTTTATAACCTCGCAATGAATGGTCGATTGACGGGGGCGATGCCTAAAGAACAATCCGTTCGGAATCAACTACCCCCAAAGTGGAAGCCGTGGAGCTTGGTCTTTAGAGGGGACAATTTTCCTGTCGATAGTGATGGAGATCCCTTGCCGCTGTATGACGCCAAGGGCAGACCGAATGGACCGCTCGAATATTACAGTTATCAAGGGCTAGAGCCTGTTTCTGCTTTCATGGGAATTGCAGCAGACACGATTGAGCTCAGACGAAGATATGCTGACCCAGCAAAAAGAATGAATCTTTTGTCGGCTCATGCTTTAGCAGTGAAGCACTATTTTCAAGATTTGCCGTTTTTGCAAGGTCTCGGTGACGTTCTCAGGTCGATCGAATACGAAGATCCGTCGATGTTATTCAATCCTCTGAATAATTTTGTTGGGCCAGTGCCACTTCCATTTTCAGCGGCGTTTAGGAATGTGGAAACAGCACTTGATCCGAGGATCAAAAAGCCGTCAGAGCAGCTTGAGTACTATTCGATTGAAGACGTTGATCGAATTTACAATGACGGAATTGAGGCAGGAGTTTACGATTCTGCGATAGATGAGATTCCATATTATTTGGTTGGAACGGTCAAACCAAAAACTATCGGCGGCGAAATAGTGGGCTCGGGGCTGAATCTTTGGCTAAACCAAACCCGAAACTTACCGTATTTAAAAGAAGATGACGGAGATTATGAAACGCTTGTTGATGTTTTCGGCAAAGAAATTGAGCGGAGCGTACCCTTTGGCGTAAACCCAGTGCAAGCGATGTACAACTCAGTTATCCCGTTCAAGTATTCTGCCGGGGAAAAATTTACTGATTTTCAGACGAGCTTGATGGATTTGGGGATGCCTTTGACCAACGGTCCAGTATCAATCGACGGGATCACACTGCCACTGGTGATGCGCTCAGAAGTTGCGAAGCTAGCGAAGAATGATGAGATTCAACTGCAATACTTTCGAGAGGACAAAGGGACCTATGAGATGTATGGGTTCAGCCAGTATCTGGAGGTGAAGCTTGCAGAGCCATACTTCAACAGCCTTCCAAGAGAGAAAAAAATCAATAAAATAAAACAAATAGAAAGGCGTTTTTATCAGGCTGCATTCCAGCAGCTCGCAGCCGAAGATCGGTACTCAAACGTCCGGGATGCAATTATGGAACGACAAGTCGTAAGGGAGTAACCCATGACAGTATCAAGCACAACCAACAAGGTAAGTTACTCGGGAAACGGGTCAACTACCGTTTTCGCGTACACCTTTAAAATATTTGCTGATGCTGATCTCAAGGTCTTTATCAGAAGCTCAGCGGGTGTAGAGACTCTCAAAACGCTGACAACTCACTACACGGTGTCAAATGCTGGTAACGCGAGTGGCGGGAACGTGACGTTCACCACTGGTAACACGCCAGCATCAGGTGAAACGGTGGTGATCCAGCGTGAACTGGCGCTTACCCAGGGTACAGACTATGTAGAGAATGACCCATTCCCTGCGGAATCGCATGAGGATGCGCTTGACCGACTAACCTTCATCACGCAGCAACAGCAGGAAGAGATTGATCGAGCGATCAAAGCATCGGTTACAAACACTATATCATCAACAGAGTTTGCGATCTCTGCCTCAGATCGAGCAAACAAGATACTTAGTTTTGATGGTTCGGGTGACTTGACGGTCACCGAGGGTAAGGTGGACACGGTAAGCACCTCTGTCTCTGCTGTGTCGGCAGGAGGAACGCCGACAGCAAGCGCAACCTTCACTGCTAGCAGTGGCGCTTTAGCGTTAGCTTTTGGCCTTGTGACGGGCAACACAGGTGCTACAGGAAGCACAGGAAGCACAGGCGCTGCGGGAACAGATGGGTCAAACGCTGGTCTAGCAATGACCTTCAGCAATTCTACCTCTGATGCTGATCCAGGGAACGGTAAATTAGCTTTTAACAATGGAACAATCAGTTCGGTCAGCATTTTGTTTATTGATGATGTTGACGATAATTCTGTGGACATCTCTGGATTTGTGCAGTCGTTTGATGATGTGACGAACTCAACAGCCAGGGGAATTATCCTGATCACAAAGGAAGGCACTCCATCAACATTTGCCTTGTTCAAGGTTAGCGGTGCGGTCACAGATGCTTCTGGTTACACCAAAGTCCCTGTGACACACGTTGTCAGCAATGGCAGTTTCAGCAACACAGATGGGATTACGCTATCGTTTTCATACTCTGGAGCAGATGCATCTGGTTCATTTACACTCTCGGACGGATCAACAACGCAAGCGATTGCAAACGGCGAAACCCTGACAGTCACCTCGGGCGAAGGGATTGATGCGACAGTCAGTGCGACAGATACCCTGACTATTGCAGGAGAAGACGCAACAGCTAGTAACAAAGGTATTGCGTCATTCTCCAGTGACAATTTTTCTGTTAGTTCAGGCGCGGTCACAATCAAGAATGCGGGGGTTGATCTGACCGCAGAAGTAACTGGGACGCTGCCGCTCGCAAATGGTGGGACAGGGGCTACAAGCCTGGCAGGGGCAAACATTGTCGCCTCTAACGCTAACACCACCTTCACTAAGGCGCAGCGTGGATCAACCTTAACAGACACAAGCAATACCGGATCTGTTACTCTCGATTTCGATACATCCCAAAATTTTGTGTTAACGCTTACTGGCAATGTCACTCTAGCTAATCCGTCTACGGAAGCGGTTGGGCAGAGTGGCTTTATTGTGGCAATACAAGACGGTACAGGTGGCAGGACACTAAGTTTGGGAACAGATTACGAAACAGCGGGTGGCGCAGGAATTACATTGTCCAGTGCCGCAAGCACTACAGACATCATACCTTATGTTGTAGCAGCATCTAACCGCATCCTTTTGGGTGCGCCACAGTTGGCGTTTAGTTAATGTCTGGCCCATTCGGTTCATCACAATGGATGTACGCATCCGGTGGCTTCTATCCGTTTGAAATCAGCAACTCTTTGCGGTTCAATGATGACGACTCAACGTTTTTGAGTAGGACACCATCATCTGCTGGTAATCGCAAGACGTTCACATTTAGTTGTTGGCTCAAAAGGGCAAGTCTATCAAGCGATTCAAGACATTTTTTCAGTGCTGGTCACACAGACTTCAATAATTTTGCTGGGATGCAGTTTCTTGGCGATGGTGAAATTGCTTTTCAAAACTACAACAGTGGAACTCAGGTTATAGCAAGAACAGGTACTGTCCTTTTTATAGACCCGGCGGCGTGGTACAACGTTGTAATGGCTGTAGACACAACGCAAAGTACACAGGCAGATCGACTAAAACTCTATGTGAATGGAACACAGATTACATCGTTTGATGGCTCAGATTCAGATTTAACTTTGAACTATGAAGGCCAGTTCAATGATACTAGACAACACACTATTGGTTGCCGACAAGCGGCAAGCCAAAGCGCATTTTTTGATGGATATTTAGCAGAGGTTAACTTCATAGACGGCTCTGCGCTGACCCCATCGTCATTCGGAGAAACGAAAGAAAATATCTGGATACCAAAAGACACCTCTGACCTAACATTCGGGACAAACGGTTTTAGGCTCCAGTTTAAAAACTCATCTGTCGGATCAGCGTCATCAAGCACAGTCGGTGCAGATACGTCAGGCAATAATCATCATTTCTCAAGTTCTAACATCACAACAACAGATAACATGACTGATTCACCTACGGACAATCATGCAACGCTTAATCCATCTAGTAATCCTATGGGGGCAACTTTATCTGACGGAAATCTAAAAGCAGTTAATGTTCAAAATGACAAGTGTTATTTTTCAACGATAGCCATGAAAGATAATAAGTATTATTTTGAGGTGACTTTGACGAATCAGGGCAACCGCAACTTAATCGGTATAATTAACTCAGACGTTAAGACCAATACTACGAATCCGACATCAGACTCCATATCCATGTACGCCCAACAGGGAAATGACAGAGATAGGGACGAAAACGGCGAAGGCTCAAGTAGTTCTACTGGAACTTGGTCAACCGGAAATGTAATTACATTCGCAGTAGATTTAACGACAGGAAAAATTTATGTTGGCAAAAATGCCGCGCCTAATACGGCAGGAACACCGAATAAATCAGACTTGAATACCTCTCTTTCATATCTTGTATTTTGTCAAGAATCTGGTGCTTCTGTTTCTACAAATACCTTTAACTTTGGTCAGTCATCTTTCGCTCATACACCACCGTCTGGTTTCGTTGCACTCAGCACCACCAATCTGCCTAATCCTGCCATTGACCCAGCGCAGGGAGAGAATCCTACAGAGTATTTTAATTCTCAATTGTACACAGGTAATGCTTCATCCAGAAGTTTGGATATGGGCCATGCTACAAACTGGGTTTGGCTTAAAATGAGAGACGGAACAGATTCTCACGTTCTTGCTGACAGTGTCAGAGGAGCCGATGAGTTTTTAAGTTCAAACAACACGAATGCAAAAAATACTGCAAACGGTTGTGTTACAGCTTTCAACTCAAACGGATTTAGTTTAGGAAGTCAAGGAATTGTAAACGACAACGGAAAATTATTTGTCGCATGGTCGTGGAAAGCAGGAACAAGTTTTTCTAATGATGCAAGTGCGACAGGTATAGGCACGATAGATTCTATAGGAAGTGTCAGTACAGAGGCTGGCTTTAGTATTATTTCTTACACTGGCACAGGCTCCAGTGGGACTATTGCCCACGGGCTTGGGGCCACACCCTCATGGTTTTTCGTGAAAAACAGAGATGATGGCGATTCCACTGGAAATACTAGTGCTAATTGGATTGTCTATCATGGAAGTTTATCAACCAATCAATGGTTAAAATTAGAAACGACTGATTCTGCATTTACGAATTCGGATGCTTTTGGTGGCACGCCTTCAG